ACAGGGAGAAATGGTTTGCATTTACCGTGGACCTAATGGTACAATAGGATATCATTACCCTATGTTTAAGTTTAGTGAATGCCCTAAGACGTATATGTGTAGATACACACCTAACGCTAAGAAAAAAGTATCAGTTCAAGATATACTTGACGGATTAAAGGACGGATTTTAGTGAAGTTAGACTACAACAAAGCAGTAGCAGATGGATTGACTTTATTTATAAACAGTGCACCACATAAAAAATATACTTTAGATGATATAAATACATATTTAGTATTGCCAATTAAAAACAATCGTGTTAGAATATTTTACAATCAAGAAAGTGTACCTGTAGGACTTATAACTTGGTGTTGGCTAACAGAAGATAAAGCAGAAAAACTATTACAGTATAAGTATGAACCTAAACAAGAAGACTATGAAGATACAGACATAGAAGATAAACAACTTTGGGGTTTAGACTTTATATCTACGACAGGAAAAGCTAGACAAATGATTGCATCACTTAAAAAAGAACACTTACAAGTATACGGTAAAGCACCTATTGCAAGATGGCGTAGGTTTTCTGATCCTACCAAGACACACAAGAAAGAGTTTTAATCATGATCTATAATCCATTCATGCCCAGTGTTCGTTTTTTGGATCATGCTGTCTTTGGTGGTGGTGGTGGCGGTGGACCTGCTCCTGTTAATCCTGTACTTCCACCAGTTAGAGGTGGACCTGCACCAATTTTTTCTACTTTTCCAGAACTAGAAGGTAAAGAATTTTATAGTTTCAAGGAAAGAGAAGATGCAGAAGCTAAAGTTCTTGAAGAAAGAAAACAGATAGCTGACGCTGATGCAGCAGATAAGGCTGCAACTGAGTACGCTACTACAACCTCCTCAGATTTAACTGCATCACGTCAGAAGATACAAGATAAAATAAACCAAGCTACCCTTGAGCTTTCACAGCTTCAAGCACAGGATGAAGTTGATGCTGAAGGTAATCCTAAGAATCCTAAGATTGCTGAAAAAGTCAAGGCAAAGCAAGAGGCAATTGAAAAACTAAAGACTGAGATGATTACTGTATCCTCTGCACAGGGAGCAGAGATGGCTTCTTATCAGAGGGACTTAACAGCTAAGGCTTTAAAAGACCCTACCTCTTTAGCTACTGATACAAAAGTAGATAAGATAACTGAAACCACCAATCAAATTATAGGAGCAGGTACAGGTGACGCAGGGGCAGCAGGTACTACTACGGCTTCTACGGCAGGTACAACAGCTACAGCAGCCGCTCCTACTACTTTAACACCTGCATCTGTGTTGGCTTCAACATCTACTGGTGAGGTGCAAGACGCTTTAAAGAATGTCACAGCAGCAACAGGAACAACATCAACTGAGGTTACTGCTGCTGAAGGCGATCCTACAAAGATATCAGGATTAGGTACAGAGGGTCTAACACAGGTTGATCCTACTAAAGTTGTACCCCCTCCTGCACGTGTACTTAAACCGGGCGAAGCCATTGAAGGCTCCTCTGTTGACATGGCTGCAGTCAAAGAGGCTACTGATATTCAAGCTGCTAATGCTGACCCTAGTAAGAAAGCTACAGTTCAAGGTCAACTTTCTGAGCTTATGACAGATTTTGAAGGAGGGGCAACACCTGCTTGGGCTGCAGGGGCCATGAGAAACGCTAATGCACAGATGGCTGCGCGTGGCTTAGGTGCATCCTCTATGGCAGGACAGGCCATTGTACAGGCTGCTATGGAGTCTGCACTACCTATTGCATCACAGGATGCTGCCACGTTTGCCAAGTTTGAAGCTCAGAATTTAAGCAACCGTCAACAGACTGCTTTGTTTGCAGCAGAGCAACGTGCAAGTTTTCTTAAGCTAAACTTTGATCAGGCATTCCAAGCCCGTGTAACTACTGCTGCTAAGATTAGTGACATAGCTAACATGAACTTTACTGCTGATCAGCAGATTGCATTAGAGAACGCTCGTATTGCTTCCACTACAAACATAGCTAATATGAGTGCTAAGAACGCTAAGGTTATGGCTGATGCTGCAGCTATGGCTACTATGGACTTGTCTAACCTGAGTAACGAACAGCAAGCACAAGTTGAGAACGCTAAGAACTTCTTGTCTATGGACTTAGCTAACTTAAACAATGAACAGCAGACAGAGGTATTTAAAGCCAAGGCAATACAAGATGCCATCTTGAATGATACCGCTGCAGAGAACGCAGCTAAACAATTTAATGCCACTAGCCAGAATCAGACAAATCAGTTTATGGCAACTATGAAGACTCAAGTTAATCAATTTAATGCCACTCAAGCTAACGCTATGGCACAGTTTAATGTAAGTGAAACTAATGCCATCAAACAGTTTAACGTAGAGCAAGAGAATGCACGTGACCAGTTTAATGCTGGCAACAGTTTGTTAGTTGCACAAGCTAATACTCAGTGGCGTCAGAAGTTAGCTACTGCTAATATGGCAGCACAGAATGAAGCTAATATGCAGGATGCTAAAACAGCTAATGCATTTACAGCTAGTACCCTAGATCAAATTTGGCAACGTGAGCGAGACTTAATGTCGTTTGCTTGGAAGTCTTCAGAAAGCCATCAGGATAGACTTAACAATATTCTTGTGGCACAACTAGGCGCAGACGCTGCTACTAAAGCGGCTGAGGCTCAAGCAAAGGCTTCCAAGTCTGCGTCATGGGGTAGGGCCTTATTTTCAATGTTTGGAGGGGGTTTCTAAATGTCAAACTATAAAGATATGTTCGATGCTATAGAGAAGCAACAGAAGTCAAGTATAACTAAAACAGATGTAGGCAGAGAAGGCTCTGATGCAAGTGATATTATTAGTGCTGAATCTAAAAGCCTTGTAGGTAAACCTGTTGCAAAAGGTGCAGGGCTGGCTTCTGAAATATCTGGGCAGGTATCTGAAGCTGTAGCAGGGATCAAGAGCGCATACGAGGATGTACAGGGGTGGCTTGACATCTCCTTTGGTTACGAAGAAGAGAAGAAAGCCAAGGGTGTACCTGATTCTTCTAAAGATGGTGGTTTCTTTACAGAAGGTGACCCAGAGTCTAGTAGTGCTGTTAGCGATGAGAACGCTTTACGTATGCAAGAACGTGCACGAATGAAGCAGTACTCAACACCTACTATGGAAGACCTTGAAAAAGACAGAACGTTTATAGATGGCATGAGTCGCTTAAAGAAAGCGCACCCTAAACTACCAGAGCAAGCGTTTAAGAATGTTATTGCAGGTGAGTCAGCAGGTAATACCTCGGCACGTAATAAAGATTCAGGTGCTGTATCTCTTTGGCAAATTACACCTACAGCCTTGAAAGATTTAAAAGAACTAAACAAAGTACCACAAGACCTTACACTAAGTAAGATACGTGGCATGGATGCAGGACAACAGATGGACTTGTACTCTACTTATCTTGATAGGTGGGGTTATGACGGAACTCAATCTTTAGCTGTACTACAAGCTGCACCCGGATACAGAAACTCCCCTTTAAGTACTGTTATATACAAGAAGAACAGCAAAGAATGGAAACAAAATCCCGGTTGGCGTCCTAGCAATAACGGTGATATTACAGGTCAATCTATAGATGACTACTATTTTTCTAAGGATAAGAAATGAGTAAAGCACTTAACGGACCTATTCCCGGTCAATCCCTAACTGATGAACCTAGTGGCTTTCCTTGGGAGAGGCCACCCGAAACAGCAGACCCTAACGTAGCTATTAAGATGCACTTAGATAAGTTTGCTGATGACGAGTTTTTAGATAGTGCATTATACTTGATGCAGTTAGGTGTACCTATCTCTACTTTAACTAGCACTGCACTAACGGTTGCTCAAGGTAACGGCATACATAGTGTAGACGTAAGTTTACTTATTGCTCCTGTAATTCATAAACAGTTTAAAGTATTAGCTGACTCAGCAGGTATAGAGTACGAAGAGTACATGCCACAAGATGACCCTGATGGTGAGATGAAAAGAGAGGAAAGACTTAAGGACTTACTTGCTTCCAAGTTAGCAGACAAAGCTACTAGAGGCAAAGAACGAATCTCTCAAACAATGGCTGCTATTGGTAGTCCAGCAGAAGAAGAACTAGAGGATAAGATGGCAGAGCAAGAGGCTGCACCAATGGAAGCTACTGACGGACGGTCCGTCACTACAGAAGCTCCTAGTGCTGGACTAATGAGCAGAGGGGCATAAGGGTATGGGACTTTTTAGTAGCATTGATTTCGGGGCGTTTGCAGCAGGGGCAGCAGACCAGTACGTAGAAAACATTGAGAAGAAGAACGATTACTACCGTGACCTTATGACTAAGCAAGAAGATTACATGATGCGCTATGGTCGTAAGGTTGTAAATGACAGAACATCTATGGCTGACTCTGCTATTGAAATGCTTGATGCATTAGAGGCAGGTGGTCTTGACCCTAAGTCTGCTGAAGAGTTAGTTAGTAAGTACGGCTATCAAGGCGTAAGCGCATTAAGAAAACTACAAGAACAGTTTGAAACTCAATATGATGGTGCTACATTAGACTTGAATAAGGTATATAAAGGGTCTGAAGACTACGTTAAACAAGAAGGCTACGATATAGACAAAGCCTTGAAAGACCAGTTCTTAGTTGAAGTAGCTAAAGCTGACGCAGATGCAGGTGATGCAGCCTCTGATGCAGAGGACAGAGGGTTCCTTGCAAGCTTAGGTGATATGTTTGCAGGTGGTGGTACAGCTAAGGAACGTTATGAGGCCAGCAGAACTACACCTTCAATAGCAGGTTACTCTTACAATGACATCCTAGCTATGGAAGGCATGGGTATGCCAGCATCTAGGGGTCTACCCACGTTTGATAGGAGTGCTTTGGCTGATCCTGATGCAGGTAAGCTAAACATTACAGAGCAACGTGCCTATAAATCAATGTATGAAACTAAGATTGTCAGTGCCATAGGAAGTCAATACTTCATTGATGGCATGGGTAATATGGCTTATGATACAGCAAACGAGTCTGATAAGGTTGCATATGCAATAGCTAATAATCCTGAAAAAGTTGCAGAAGTAATGCAAGGGCTTTACGGTCAGTACGGTATTGAAGGTAACAACTTGTTGTTGTCAACTCTTCAAGGTATAGATATTACACCTGAAACAGAAGAGGAAAAAACTATAAGGCTTGTTGAGCAGGGTGCAG